GAGGCTCTTGCTTCTGTGCAGCCTCATCCGCGATCTCAGCGTAGACCCTTTCGGATACCCATCCCGCATACTTGGGGGTCTGATACCAGTTGTCCGGTATCTCATACCCAGCAGCTTTGATCATCAAGTTAGCAACCTCGTCCCCTGCAATATTCCACAGGTAGTGGTCACGATCCCCACGTCTCCACGGATGCCCGAGAACTACGTGGGCTGTCTCATGAAGGACAACCATCTTTCTATAGTTCTCTGATAGATCCATGAAGTAATAGGGGTTGATGAAAAGATATTTACCGTCAGTGCCTGCGGTATCAACCGCCTGCCCCTTCCACTCTGTACCGATCTTGATATCTAGGGATAGGCACTTGCTCGCAAACCAGTTCTGGTCCTTAAGTAAAGCCAACCTAGCCCGAGTCGTCGCGGCAATTGCAGCACGGTAAAGATCTTCAGGTATCTCACCCATTTCTTTTTTGTCGAATTGCATTACTACCTCCCACATTTATTAGGTTTCATGTTGTCTAAAAATATTCTTACATCAATCTTTCTTGTGGATATTGCTGAAGCTAGACAGTCTGGAAAGAATGTCCTCAGCCGATCCCCCGAGAGACTTACGCAGGGATGGGTCGTCTCTCAGTTTGTTCTCATCAACATTGCATATCTCCGTGACAAGCCTGCGTCTGATGTCCTCAATGTTTGGATCATTGGTAATGTTGAAGTGGGAAAGAAGCCCAGCAATCTCCCTGACATTAGGGATCAGTGTGTCTGTGAACTTACCCACAACCTTTCCGTTCTCGTCTACTCCGTACTCCTTCATCCTGTCTACGACTCTCTCAAGAGATTCGGATACTCGCAGCGACATGTCTGCAACCATCCCATTGAAGCGCCTCTCTTGCACTGCGATAACATCATTCTTGAACCTATCCCTGAGCGATTCAGGTAGACCGCCGAAGCGTATGTCGTCTATGTCCTGAATAGTCCCGGGGATAATGTCGAGCTTGAACTTACTCCGACACTCGTCCTCAGTGGGCCAGCGAACACCCGTACTCTTACCCGATGCATCGATGTACTCACCGTTGTCGGCGAGCTTCCCTCCCTCAGACACCCACTTGTGCCTGAGATGTCCTAGGGAGTAAAAGAACTTATCCATCATCGCAGTAAGCTCGGATCCGTGGGCACTCATAGTCTCATCATATTCTATCGCTAGAGTATTCATGAGGATGCGTTCCTTGCCGACACCAGACAGAGTGGGCTTCTTGTGAGCAGCTCTGATGGCGCGAGCAATTCGGTTGCCCTCGTCGAGATGTTCACTCTGAAAGATATCCACAGTCACCTTCGCCTTGCGTTTCCGCGTGACGTTGTTATCAGAGCGAAGCTTCTCGCTCGCACCCCGGTGAACTTTGACGCCACCGGGCATGCGGATAACAAGGTCCCGAGTTGTCGCCAAGTCAGCAATATTTGGAGCGCTGACTTGATGGCTAGGGGTACTAGGGGTCCACGAATTATATTTTTCTGACATTTTTTTGATCTCCGTTTTGTTTTGTTTGTTTAAAATATTCTGTGTGAACTAGCTCGGTTACTTCTCAGGGGCCCTACTTGTTCCCGGCTCCCATGTACGAGAAGCTATGGCCCGTGTACAGAGTGACATCTCTGTGTTCTTTCCTGAATTCTCCAAACTCTTTGGACAGTTCAAAGGCCTTTGGGTCCATCTCTACGCATAGTTTGACCCCATGAATTGCAATCTCTGGGGTCATCCTTCGGAAGTACCGAATGAATTGATCCATACTATGGGTTTCAATGTGTTCCTCTCTTTCTTTCTTGTTCTGGATCCACTTAGCCATGCCTGTGGCTACGACATATTGCCCGCTTGGCCCGTTTACCGGATCAATGGATCCCGGGAGAGGGGCACCGTCTGGGTCGTTAATGATCTGCTCCATGTATGGAAGCTCTGCGTTCATGCGAAAGAACCCTTTGATCTTGATCCAAGTCTCATCCCCAAGATCGCCGGAGCCCATGACATCTACGACTTCGTCGTCCATAGGTGCGTAGCCTGCGCCCTCCATCTTGAGACTGTCACTCAATCTCTCGTATGATCGGGGAGAAGGGATAACCTCCCCCTTCTCCTTGGGCTGTTGGTAGAGAATATTCTCTCCGTTCTGGTTAGCCCAAGCCACAGCTCCAACAAGTCGAGCATCGATGCCCTTCGCCTGAGCCCACTCCAACCACCTATCGGTATCTGGGGCAAGCTCAAGAGTTGTACATCTATCCATCATCGCAGCGGGGAGATGCCTTGCACCAGACATATCCTCTGGTCTATTGCCCGCCATGATATAGACAGTGTTGCCTGCCTTCCTCTTACCTCTGAGGCTCCAGCTCTGAATGACAGGCTGGATAGAAACCAGCGTATCTTCAGAGGCCGAGGTCGCCTCGTCGAGAAAGACAATGACAATGTCATACTTGCTTTGGGCTTCAGACAGTCCAAGTATCTCACCGTTGGAGAGCATCTTCAGCTCACCCT